TTAACGTTTGTAATAGGTTCAATTGGAACAAAAGATCTACCACCATCTTCTGAAAACGTTTCTGGTGTTCTTATTAAATCTTTATTTTGAGCAACTTCAGAATAAGGAGTACCTGGAGGAGCTAAAACTTTTATAGATGTATATTTATCAGTTCCTAATTGTTTTACTTTTACATAATACAATTCATAACCTTCTTCTCTCAACATAGCAGTAGCTAAATCCATTTTTGTTTTGCTAACACCAAGTTGTTGTTCAACACCTAAACCTACATCTATGTATTTACTTCTAGCTATAGCTGTTTTTAAAGCATTAGCTGTATTAGCGGTCATCATTTTTCTTTCATGTATTGCAGGATCTAATAAAGATCTAACAGATGACTCGTTGATACCCATTCGTTCACCAATAGCAACGTTTGAATATCCTTTATCTTTAAGTCTAAGAGCAAAGGTTCTATCTGCAGCTCTTTTTTCATTTGTAGCGATATGATATCTAGCTCGCAACTGAGTTGTGTTAATACCCATACCAACAGCTATCTCAACATCAGATAAACCTTGATCCCTTAGTTCTTGAACGTGACCAAGAAAACTTTCACTACTTTGATAAGGTTCTTTTCCAGAACCCCATGGATATCTACCTGAATGACGCTTTGTACCATAATGTTCTAAATAACTCATGATGCGTCCTCCATTACAAGATTAATTTCATTTATTTTTTTATCAAAAATAATGATTTTATCCATGATATCTCGAAGTGCTAAAGGATTGGGTTCGTGAACTATTACTTCATCATTTTGATATATGCGAAGTTCTATGTCTATTTTTGCGGGTTGATACTTATATTCTAAACAGAATAAAGAAGTATATACTTCTAACTGACTCATAGAACTTCTCGTTTTTCCTGTTTTCAAATCATGAATTCTTAAAAGATTGTTTCTAAAAGATATAGAGTCAGCTGTACCAAAACAATTCGCAGAATAAAAAAGAATTTGTTCTGCTTTCATTCTATAACCTATAGCATCGTTCACATAATGATTTAAAGACTTTCTAGATCTTGGTAATTTTATACCTAACTCAATACATCTTTGAGCAAAGCTATGTAACTCTGTTCCTTTAGCTATAGCTTTTGATCTTGTGTAGGTTTTTACTAGCTTTTCTAAACTATAATTTATCCAATGATAATTAGATGCAGAAAGGAAAGCATGTTTACCTACTAGGGCGTAATGCTCTTCGAATTTCATTTAGCACCTCTTCTTCATTTTCAGGATAAACAAACCTTGCATAACTCATTTGATTCATAATCGTAACCCAATGAACTTGATTAGGTCGTTTTGATGCTTTCGACGATCTTTTAGCTTCTATAGCTATCCATCTATCACCATTCAAAACAATCCAATCTGGAATTCCTTGAATATAGTTGGGGTCCGTTTTAAGACAAATACATTCTGGAAACATATTTTCTATTCGATCAAGTAAACGTCTTTGAAATCTGCTCTCAGACATAGAGACTCCTTTCAAGAAATAGAAGGAAAGTAATCATTCTCCTTCTATTATAGCATAAGTTTTCCGTGCGAATTTTATTTCATTAAATTTTTTCTTATTCTTAATCGATTTCTTTATGGCTTTATCTATTAAAGAGTCAGAAATGAACCTGTAATAATATAATTTAGAAAAAGGCGTATTCATTCTATCGATTCTTCCAGCCGCTTGTATCATCATTCGATAAGAATAGTTTAAAGAATAAAAAAGAATAACATTTGTTTCTATACAATTCCATGCTTCGCTACCAGAAATGTATTGAACTAAGTAAGCCCACTTTTCACTATCAGGAATAGGCTCATGTTTATGACCATTATACTCAGACACCTTAATATCTGAATCATAATCAGGTAAAGTTCTTAATATATCTAACTCATAATTAAAATTATAGAAGATAACTAAACGTCTATGTTTTTCTAACAACACTAATGTTTGTGTTAATCTATCTATACTACTATTAACTACTTTTCTAGAATTAAAAACTAATTCGGCCATATTTTTAATAGGTTTATCTTTAAACGGATTCCAACGTTTTTTTGTTATTATCTCTAATTTCTCTTTATCGTATCCTACAGAAATGTCTTCATAAAACGCTTTTATCTTTTTTTCATATTCCATAGGGACCAATACATATTCTTTCATCTTTTCTAATCGATGTGTATCTATGTATCGTTCAACTTTAGGAAAGTTTAAAAACCTATTAAATATAACATGTCTTTTTATAAACTGAGTTCTATTTCTGTAAAAACCATTAGCTACGAACACAGGAATATAATCCATCCAAGTATCTCCAGGAGTAGCACTTAGAAGAATCCATTCGTTCAACTTAACTATTTTTAAAAACGATCTTACCCATACACCAGATCCTATTAATCTCTGTTCATCAAAGATAAAAAAAGAATCCTTGATATTTATGTATTTTTTTATATTATTCCAAGAATCAACTTTAATGGGTTTAACTCCATAAACTTTTGCTTCTTCTATCCAATCTAAAGTATCTCTTTTTCTAGCTGTTGTAATAATATAAAGATCTTTTGGATATTCATTTTTATAATAATAAGCTATAGCTGTTAATGATTTACCAGAACCGACCCCACCATATAAGATGGAGCCGGTTTTTAACTGGTTAATTGCACGTTTTTGATGTGGATATAATTCTACTTTATTCGTGCCAGGGGGGTTCGCCATCTTCTAAATTAGCGGCAGGTGAAGTATCTGGAAAAGTTCTATATTTTTGTTCAAATTCATCCTCTATCAAAGTTGCGTACATTGCTTTCAGATATGCTTTTACGCCTCTCTTTTTATTAACTTCCCAATTATATGGACGAATTATAAGATCAATTGTTTCGAACTCGGCCCAATCTAAAATATGAATACTATCTTCATCTAAGATGGTTTTTCCAGAAGAAGTTATAGCCATAACCTTTGGTGGATAATTAGAATATGTGACACCAACTGGTAAATAAGCTTGTTTTTCATCTTCTGGTTCTCGAGGCTCTAACCATTTAATATTCCATCCATCCCTTTCTAAAATCAAAGCTTGGTCTGTATCAAGAAATACACAAAAATTTCTTTGACCAGCGGGGTTAAATCGACCTTCTTTTCCTGTGAAATTTCGAAAACCTATACGAGCGTTTTCAATTCCTAAATTACTTTTAACTTCTTTTTTAGTAACCATGATTTCTCCTTTCAATCTGTGAACTCGTTTATATCTACATATTCAGATATATGATCTGAAGCTTTATCAACTAATTCTCTATAATACTCTAAATCTATATCTTTCTCCTTTCCTAATTCCCGAACCACTTCGGCTTGTAACCATCGATAACCTTTAGTACCAGTTGCAGCATAATACTTATCTTCTTTCTGTCTAAGTAATATACCTCCACCTTTCCCAGGACTAATTGGAACAAATGATCCAGCTTTACCAACAAATACATAGTTGTGTTCATCTTCTGGAAGATCTTCATTCATATCCAAATATAAAGCAGTAGTTACAGTTTTAACCTCACAATAATCTTCAAATTCTATTGGTTCTTTACTGAACAAAGTCTTGAATATGAACGGATGTTGAAACTCTGCACCAGTCGCTGTCCATTTACCAGACGTAGACTTAGCAACATAAACAGCATCATTTACCAAACAGAACTTATCATAAGTAGCCTCATGTTCAAACGTATAACCGTATTCCTTACCAAATTTTGTAATGAAGTTAATAATTTTCTTAGTGGCTTTTGGTATCTTAATACTATCAGTTTTAATATGTGCAACAGTTACGCCTTCTTCTTGAACAGCGTGTTTTAAATCTATCATAAACAAAGCACCACGTTTAGCAACAATATTATCAACATTTCGATTATCTTTAAAAGGATTTGAAAACCTTGCAGATGTCAAACCATATACAATATTGATAACTATTTTCAATGCATAAGCTAATTCTTCGGATCCTTCTTCTGAAGTAAGATACTTAGATAATGTTCCTCCAAATCTCTTTTTTGCACTTTCAAAATTCTTATGTTTAATGTCGAGACGTGCTTCGATAATTTCTTTATATTTTTCTGTATACCGTCCAAACATGTTAAGCAAAAGAATAGAAGTTGGATGCATAGATTCAATATCCAATAACGCAACATTTTCATAATACCCAGGTTCCGAATAGACATAACCACCTTCCCCGGGGTCTTCACCCCGATAACTACTTTTCCCAAATTCAAACTTATATCCAGGAAAAATTTCACTAAGATCTACGTAATTGAATTCAGATTGCGGATTTCTATTCTGTCCGAAAATAATTCTAGATGTATGTGATAATGTAGAATCATTAACGGTTAATCCACTCATATCTGCCAAGATTTGTCTTGCAACAAAATCTTGTTTTCTTTCGTTAAAAACAGCTTCAGTACTTTTAACATCATTATCACAATATTCTATAACTAATGGCCAATACTCTTCGGGTACAGGTTCATCGAAAGGAAAAGCTAATTCTTGATGATGAATTCCTAACTCTAATTGAAACTTTTTTAAACTCTGTTTCTTAGAGCTAAAATCATAAACATCAGCATAAGATAAACTATAGGCCTCTCTAAAAAGACTTCTTTTATAACCATCTATAATCTTTTTACTAACAGCGTATAGCATCTCATTATCATAGCCTAAATACCGAGCATATAGAATATGATTATCATAACGACGATTATTAAAACCTATCAATCTCAATTTAGACAAATCTTCGATCTCTTGAGGAGATGGGTTTATCATATGAATACATTCGTTATCTTCTCCAGCATACTTCCAACTTATAACAAATAAGTTTGGAAACACTTCAACATCAAAGAAGGCTATTCTTTCATCATCATAACTACCTAAGTCCTTACTAGGATCTTCCGAATTGAATTTCATCTTACTGACAAGTTTTACACAATACTGCGCCTGATTTGTACTATTGTTGGCAAAGGCTAAAACTTTAGGTCTCAAATCCCTAACATCGTATGGGGTGTCAGATTTATATGCATCCTCTAGAATCTTATATATAAAATCAACACTTGGTTTTGTTGCGGGGTGTATTTCTTTTTTAAGATTCGACACTATTAACGAGCGCAAGCCTTTTTCCGATTGTACAACATCATAATTGATCATCTTTCTCCTTTTCAAGGGTAATCCCGTACTTATTGTAGCAATGGGAATATCATTACATTTTGAAAGTTTCCTTCGAAGTGATGCATCCCCAGTAAAAACTTTAATTTCTATACCCTCGGAATAAATCCTACTCAACTTATCAGGATCTCCATCCCAGAAATAATGTAAATGTAAACCATTTTTAGATTTACTATATTCACAATATGTCGGTGGCCAATTTGTAGCAGCTTCAACGTTAATCTCTGGAGATTTTTCACCATTCTCATCCCGGATATCAAAATCTATAACAATATGATTTTTTGGTAACTTAACATAATGTAATTTTGTTGTATCCAAATCATCTAAAACAGAATCAATGTTTACCCATTTCTTAAGTGGTGTCTCATACGTTTCATGAGCGTATTGCGCTGGGTACATTTTTGCGTGAGAATCAAATAAAGACTTTTCACAGTCCAACAATAACCAACTAGGAATAGATACTTCTTCATCTTCTTTAGATAATTCAAACTTTTCTTTTAGGAAACCTTCATAATAGCTTCGCACTTGCTTTCCATCAATACGAGTTATATCTAAGAAATCCTTAAAGTAATTCTTAAGTTCATCTCGAAACTTATAACGTGGAAGTTTAAAGTCTATTAAAGAATCTTCACAGTATTCTTTATACAAAGCATAAGCTCTCGTCAAACTAATACCATTCTCTTGCAAAAAAGTATAGTAATTAGTTTCTACGAAATTAAAGAATACGTCAGTTTCTAATATCATACCTATAGGTTTGTAAGTAGAATAATAATTCTTACCCATAGACCTATACACCTTTAAACAGTGATTAGCTATTGCACCTAACTCA